ACGGATACGGTGCCTGTCCCTGATAAATTTATACCGGCATTTTTATATTGTATTGTCATGATAAAAAGTAATTAAATGTATCTTGTTCATTTTTTAATTCTTGTTGATAGGAAGTATTTAACTTATCTTTTAATGTTTGTAAAGATTGTGCTATTTGTCTTTGATTTTCCTCAGTGTATTGTGGTGCAGGTTCTGGAATTATTATATTAATCCTAGCCATTATCTCATTCCATCAGGTTGTACATCTGCTCTAAATGTACCGTATCTCCAATTTTGATCGGTCGATGTATTAGAAACTTTTATACTTGCAAATCTTGATCTTGCTCTAGTATTAACTTTATCGGTAGAACTTGTAACAGTGAAAGGTCCGAGAGGCGAGGATGTAGAAGCATCATTAGGATACCTTCTTAAATTAATTGTTATCTGTGCGTCACCAGTAAGTAATTTAAAATCAGGTATAAATCTTCTTATACTCATAAACATTTGACCTTCACCCAAATCAAAATCACCAGATTCTATAAATGCTATAATAGCTGTTTTATTACCTGTAGAATCTACTTCATTATTTCCTATTTCATGAGCATAATAAGTTGTTGCTCCATTAACATTTGTTACTCCTTGCACCGTTGGAAAAGTTGGTGTGTCTGTTTGGTTAAATTCTGTAGCATATGGATTAGAATATAAGGTTGAATCATGCCAAGAAGTTCTTGCTAACGATCCAGTTGTCCAAGTATTTTCTGTGTAATTATAGGTTACTACTCTATCAATTTCGTTAGAACCATTTTTAGGATAAAACCAACTAACCTCTTCATATAAATGATTTAAGCCAGCATAAATTTGTTCACCTGAATTATAATTTAATCCTAAATTATCACCTTTGTCAGTAAAAACAAAATCTTCTACTAAACATGGAACTGATTTAACTGTACCATCATACACAAAAAACCCTCCTGCTTGGCCCATCCACCATACTCTACCATTAATGTATTTGATAGCATGTTGACCAATTAGTCCACAGTTACTTCCAACTTGCCTTATAGAAAAAGTAAAAGGAGGACCAACAAATTGCATTACGTAAGCAGAGGTATCTGTAACTATTAAAATATAATCTTTAGCTTTTGCTGCACCTACTATTTTTACACCAGAATCTAATCTAAATGTGCCTGCAGTATTTACAGAAGTCGGTTGATAATCTGATAAATTTTCTTGATCACTAAATCTAATAAACATTGGATCTTGACTAGAAGTAGTTCCAATAGTTGTTTCAGTTCCAAGAACAATTAAATGTCTATCTCTTTCAGATACAATTGACATAACTGATTTTGTTGGTGCATTAGCAACTACGGTTGCTCTTGTAGTTAATGCATTAACATTTGAATTTATAGGATTCCATTCAAAAATTTTTCCATTTTTTACTGTTGCAACTAATTTTTGCCCAAAGTGATCTAATGACCAAGAAGAAGATTCTAAAACTACTGATGAACTTAAGGAGTCTTCGCCCCATGCTGTAAAAACTTCAATCGATGCACCACTAGAATGAGCCGATCTTGTGCCTGCAACAGCTCTTGTTATACCTGTCAAAGTAGTTGTTGTAGTTCCAGTATAAGAAATAAATTCTGCTCCTACTTTTATTGTGCCAGTTGTTGGAAAGTTGGTGGTCGCAATAACTGTTATAGATGTTCCTGACCCTCCTGTACCTGCGGTATTGTCTGAAAGTGATCCATCTAATGTAGAAGTAATTCCAGAAGATCCGCCCCATGAAGATGTTCCCCAACCAAAACCTGCAGTTTGATTAAGTGGACCAAGTTTAATATAAGGATTTATTGTAGCAGCACCACTTGCAGAAACAGAAGTTCCAGCGTTTGTAGCCATCGTAATAGTAAAAGTATCAATGGTAGGTGTGGTTATAACTTGAAAAGTATTATCTGTAAAATTTGCTGCTGTGTAACCTGCACCTGTTGGTGGAGTCACTGAAGTAAAAGTAAATAAATCTCCAACAGATAATTCATGTAATGTTTTATTAACTGTTACAATGGGTGAAGTATTTACTGTAGTAAAAGTTGCTCCGGTAATTGCACTTTCTAATGGAGTTATATCGTAAAAAGCACCCTCGTAATAAATAACTAATACCTTACTTGTTCCTAAAGCAACATAACGTCTTGCGTCTAAATCAGCGTAAACTAATTGTTCTCTTACTGTGCCTACTAAGGTTGAACTTGTGATTTGTTCCCAACCACCAATTTTTTCAGGTAGTCCGTATCTAAACCTTACAAAATCACCGTCAGTCCATTGGCCTTTAGCTCCTGTTTCAGTTACTTGTTTATTAAACCCTGGGGCTATCTGTACATTTGTTAATGGCATAGAGCTATTATACACTAAAAAAATTAATCTATAAACATAGTCTATTTGTGTAGTATCAAATTCCAACTTAGATTATTTAATAATTCTTCTATGTTAAAGTCTCTTTTTTCTTTAGATTCTATGTATTCATGAAGTTCTTGAGTATCAAATATAACCCAATGATCTATAGCTTCAAATACTATTTTATCTGACTTTGTCTTAAAGTGCCCTATTTTTTCTGACCTATTATTATCTACAGCCTTCAGGGGTCTAATATCAAATTTAAATGGTCGATTTCCACCTTTAAGTCTTCCCTCTACATCCCAGAACTCGTTCTCTTTTTCTTTATTTGTAGCAAAAATAGGGTCTACAATATTATTTATAAAAGATTTCATTTATTTGACATTATTTTTTAAAAACAATACATATATATTATGAACAAGAATATGAATTATTCATACACTTTAAAAGAAGTACCGTATACAACATTAACTAAAATACATGATTTTATTTTTGATGATGAAATAGCATTAAAGTATTTTGAAAAAAAAATTAGAGATAATGTAGGACCTAATGATTATTTAACAAATGTTAAAGGTCAAATGACATCGTGGCGTTTATTTTTAAAAGATCCAGAATTTGAACTTTTTATAACAGAAGTTTTTTATCCTACTATTTTTAAACATAAGGGCGTATTAATGGGACACAAAGAAGAAGAAATACTTATTAAAGATGCTTGGGGAAATATATTAAAAAAAGGAGGTAATGTTGAAAGACATCACCACAGAGATTCATATTATAGCACAGTAATATATTTTGATAATGTTGCACCATTGCAAACAGATATTGGTACCATTGAAACTTGTAGGGGTAAAGTAATAACCCTAGATGGTTTTTTACACCATTGGGTGAACCCGATTTCTGAAGAAAGAATAAATTTAGTTTTTAATTGGAGTAGTAAAATTGGTAAAAACAATAGATAATTTTTTAAGTAAAGATTTATACTTACAAATGAAAGAAACCTTTTTAGGTGAAAACATTCCTTGGTTTTTAAAAAAAGGGACAGTTGATAATGAAGCAAAAGATATTGCTTGGTTTTCTCATTGTATCTATAATGAATTTAAACCAGATAGTAATTTGTTTACTTTATTTCCAGAATTTATTGAAAAACTTAATATAGGTTCAATTATACAAATTAGATTAAACTTATCTTTTAAAACAAGTAAAAATTTTAAAACTGTATGGCACACAGACTATAATTACAAAAATAATAAAACGGCTATCTTTTATTTTAACACTGACACAACAGGAACAATTTTTAAAATTAAAGATAAAGAAAAATTAATTAAAGCAAAAGAAAACAGAATAGTTATTTTTGATGGTAATGTTAAGCACTGTGCTTACTTAAATAATAAATCAGATAAAAGAGTTGTAATTAATTTTAATTATTATGAAAAAAATTAAAGATATTGTTATTGTAGGAGGGGGGTCTTCTGGTTGGTTAGCAGCAGCTTACCTTAGTTGGAACTTTAAAAATTTTAATATAACTATTATTGACAAAGAGATTGGAACACCTGTTGGAGTCGGTGAAGCAACCGTCCTAAACTTTGCCCCTTTCTTATCTAGTTGTGGTTTTCTAAAAGAAGAATGGTTTCCTGAAATGGATGCAACAGAAAAGTTAGGGATAGAGTTTGTAAATTGGATAGATAAAAATAAAAATGTTTACCATCCTTTCTATAACAATCAAAATACTTGCAAAGATTATAAAGAAGCTATGTCAACTAGATTCAACGATTTATCTAATGTAGCTTATCATGTTAATTGTGGAAAGTTAGTTTTGTTTATACAGGAAAAATTAAAAGACAAAGTTAAATTTAAAAAAATAGATGTAAGTAAAGTTGTTCACAATGATAGTGGAGTAGAACACTTAATATTAAAAAATAAAGAAAAAATAAAAGCAGATCTATAT